CCACGATATGATAGTGATGAAGCATATCGAAATGATCTTTTGAGTAAACTCGATCGATCTGATATTAGCTTTTAATTATTAACTGGCCTACCGGGGGCCAAATAATACCCGTACTTCTGGCTTGTATAGCCCGAGGGAACGGTTTAAGGACCGAGTCGTCGGAAGCTCGGGTCTAAGACAATTGAATAGTAGGAGGAGCACCTCAGAGTCGGACTCCTCCTGCATATGGCACCAAGCCCGTACGCGGACACCTTGGCTGCCGTCTAGACGGTGGGATAGACCACAATAAATTGAATAACTCTGAACGTTCAGAGAGCTTATACATTACTCTCTTTAATTAACAATGGCACAACAATCTAGCACCTTGACTACTAACCTTACTAGTCCTGGTGCACTTAACTCTGCAGTAAGTTCTCCACGGACTGCTGCTGAAGCTCGCGCTCTTTACCTGAAACTGTTTTCAGGTGAGATGTTCAAAGGTTTCCAGAACAATGCAATCGCTCGTGACCTAGTCATGAAGCGTACCTTGAAGAATGGCAAGTCCATTCAGTTTATCTACACTGGTCGTACAACGGCTGAGTATCACACTCCTGGTAATGCCATCTTGGGCAACACCGATGGTGCACCTCCAGTGGCTGAGAAGACCATCACTTGTGATGACCTTCTGATCTCTAGTGCTTTCGTCTATGAACTGGACGAAGTGCTTTCTCATTATGACCTGCGTTCTGAGATCTCTCGTAAGATTGGTTACGCACTGGCTGAAAAGTATGACCGTCTGATCTTCCGCGCTATTGCGAAAGGTGCACGTCAAGCATCTCCTGTCGCTAAGTCTGGTTTTGTTGAACCCGGTGGTACACAGATTCAGGTTGGTACTACTCTGCCTGATGCATACGATGCAGATAAGCTTGTCCAAGCTTTCTACAATGCTGCTGCTGCCCTCGATGAAAAGGGTGTCAGCTCTGATGGTCGTGTTGCAGTCTTGAACCCACGTCAGTACTACTCCTTGATTCAGAACGTTGGTTCTACCGCTCTGAGTTTGATCAACCGCGATGCCACCGGTACTGCACTGCAGTCTGGTCAAGGCGTTGCTGAGATCGCCGGTATCCGTATCTATAAGTCCATGAACATCCCGTTCTTGGGTAACTACGGTACTAAGTACGGTACGACTGGTGGTACTACTGATGCTAATGTTGCTGATCCTGGTAATACCGGCTCCTTTGTTGGTAGTGACACTGCTCTTGAAGACGGTGGCAGCGTCACCGGCATGAACAATAACTATGGTGAGCAAAACGCTTTCGATGGTACTTGTGGCTTGATCTTCCAGAAAGAAGCTGCTGGTGTTGTTGAAGCAATTGGTCCTCAAGTGCAAGTTACCAGTGGTGACGTCTCCGTGATCTATCAGGGTGACGTGATGCTGGGTCGTCTGGCAATGGGTGCTGACTTCCTCAACCCTGCCTGTGCAGTTGAACTTTATGCAGGTGCCTCTGCTCCTGCTGCCTTCGGCACAACCTATCCTGCTAACGCTTGATATTGAACTTTATAAGGGATCCTTCGGGGTCCCTTTTTTTTAATTATGTCCCCTTCAACTAACCCTTCTCTCGATAACGAATTATCCGCAGTAAATACAATCCTTAATGCTATTGGTCAGTCTCCAGTTTCTTCGTTTGACTCTAATAACCCTGAGCTTTCGTTAATTCATAACATCTTGATCGAAGTTTCTAAGGATGTACAGAATGAAGGCTGGACTTATAATACTGAACGTCACATTAAAGTATCACCTAACAGTAACAACAATATTGTGGTTTCTGAAGTTGCTACGTCCCTTGGTGTACCTACACTTAGTCGTATTGATGTACACGACGGTTTGACCGATCGCAATATTAATACTGTCATTAGAGATAACGGTGGTACTCTTATGCTTTACGATAAGCTAAATCATACGTTTACATTTGACAGTGACAAGCTGATCGATGTTGTCTTCCTAGTTAAGTTTGAGCATCTGCCTTCAGTCTTTCAACGTTACATTACTCTGCGTGCAGCTGGAAGAGCTGCTACTCAACTTGTAGCTAACGCACAACTTGTACAGCTTTTATCTACACAGGAGATGCAAGCAAGATCACTTTGCATTGACTATGAATGTGATCAAGAAGATCCCTCATTCTTTGGCATTCCTGATGAAACTACATATCGATCTTTTATTCCTTCTGATGCACTGAGACGCTAATGGCAAGTATTACCCAAACTATTCCTAATTATATCGCTGGTATTTCTCAACAGCCTGAAGAACTAATGCTTCCGGGCCAAGTCAAGGAACTGGTCAACGGTCTGCCAGACATTACTGATGGTTTGGTTAAGCGTAGCGGAACAAAGTTTCTTGATAACTTGGCGGGTGCTACTACTGATGGTGCTTGGTTTAGTTATTACCGTGATGAAATAGAAGGTGTATATATTGGTCAAGTAGCTACTAATGGTACATTACGTATTTGGCAAGTCAATTCAGATGGTACTGTAAGTACAGTAAATGTTACCAATAATGCAACTTCTTATTTTACACATACAGCAGGTAACCTAAAATTTAGTACTGCTAATGATTACACCTTTGTTACTAATACAGATACTACTGTACAAATGCTTGGCGGTGTAAACGACGTCGCACCATCAAGAAATAAAGAATACGAATATTTTATTAATCTAAAACAACTTGTTCATGGTAGAGCTTACAACTTTGAATTAAGTCGTGGTAGTTCACCTACTAAGGTTCCTGAAAAAATTGCTATATCATTAAGAGTCCAGGCTGTTAAAAATTTTACATCCACAGACCAATCATCGGATAGTAGTTATACACAGGTTACTTTAAACAATGGTAATGGCACCTTTTCTGATCGTTGGTTTCAATTTGGATATGAAAATGATAACCCTGATGGCCGTTTTGTTGCTAGTCAGACCTATATTGTACCTACTGAAGAATTTGAAACTGATTCAACTAAAAACTTTGACGGTCGGAACCTAGCCTTCAGATTAACAACTACTGCACAGGTCAACGTCAAAGGTGATTCCAGTACGATCGACGCTGGTAATGATTACCAAGCGGTTTACAATACGACTGTCGAATTACTCCACGGTGGACATGGCTGGGCTAAGGATGATTTTGTATTTGTAGATATGCAAGGCGTTGGATCTGGGCAATCTCAAAAATATAAAGTCACTGTTACTGATATTGCTACACGCAGTGTACATCAAGAAGCACGATTCCGACCTTCACCTACTTCTTTTGAGGCTTCAACACCTATTGATGCAGAATCAATTCTAAGTCAAATTACGGATAGTGATGCTTTTATACGGACAGCTACGAGTCCTATTACACTTGTAACTGAGGTTATTGGTGACGGTATTTACATAGGATCCAATCAAGAGTTTAATGTTACTACATCTGAACCTGATCTTTGGAATATTACCGGTAGAAAGGTTGTCAACCCTACCCAGTTACATTCACAATGCAAGCATGGTTTTATTGTAAAAGTAATTAATAGTGAAAGGTCTGATGAAGATAGCTATTATCTAAGATTTAACGGTGATAACAATAGAGATGGTATTGGTGTTTGGGAAGAGACTATCAAACCTGAAGCAACTACAACCTTCGATACGTCTACACTTCCACACACGATTGTACGCAATGCTAATGGTAGTTTTACTGCTGACGTTTTTAAAATTGATAATGTTGTAGCTTGGAAAAGTCGAGAAGTAGGTGACCAACATACTAATCCGAAACCTAGTTTTGTTGGTAACAAAATTAGCCAAACTATCTTTCATCGTAATCGTTTAGGATTTTTGTCAAGAGGTACTATTACTCTTAGTCAAGCTGGTGATCTCGGTAATTTCTTCCACGAATCGGCACTTGTAGTTTCACCTAATGATGTTATTGATATTGCAGCTAGTTCAACAGTACCTGTAAACTTTTCATCAGCAATTGAGGTTACGACTGGTCTTGTAGCCTTTGCTGAAAGTCAACAATTTTTGCTACATACAGATAGTGATACCTTAACCCCTGAAACTGCTAAATTATCAAACATATCTACGTATCGTTATAACCCTGCTGCATTGCCTGTATCTATGGGTACTACTGTAGGTTTCATTGATAAGGCTGGTCAAAATACCAGATTCTTTGAAATGTTTGATATTTCTAGAGATCGTGAACCTCAGATTATTGAACAAACAAAAATTGTACAAACACTTCTGCCTTCATCTATTAATCAAGTAGTTAATAGCAGAGAGAATAATACAGTTTTTCTTTTAGAAAAAGGTACTAAATCAATATTCGGTTATCGTTACCATAACATCAACAATCAACGCATTCAGTCAGCGTGGTTTAAATGGATCTTTCCTTTTAATATTGATTATATATTTTGTTTGGATGATAAGCTTTATTTGATTCAAGGTGATGGCTCTAACTATTTTTTATATGAATGTTATATAAAGCCGTATGGAAATGAAACTACTATATCTGGTTCTGGTCTCTATGGCAATTCAGTTAATTATACATCTTTCTTAGATTCATTCTATACGACTGCTTCTAATACTGCTAGTTCTACTACTCATTCGTGGCAGCCTGCACTTACCAGTCCTGATTTAAGTGACTATGATGGTTATCAAAATGTAGTAGCTATATCTAATGGTGAAATTAAAAAACCTACTTCTATTGTGGGTAACGTTATGACGTTTGACACAGCAATTGGTGGTAGTATTACTTTTGGAATACCTTTTGAATTTACAGCAGGGCTGCCTCAAATCTTTCTTACTAAACAGTCTGGTGAACAGCAAGTTGCTGATATAACTGCGTCCTTAACTATTCAAAGATTAAAACTGAGGTTTGGTAACATTAGTCAATTTTCAATTGCGTTGAAACGTATTGGAAAACAAGATTACACTAAAGAATACAACCAGACTGTACTTAACGACTACAGAGTAAATGATGCGCCTGTCGATAAGGTACTTACAATAGCTATACCAGTGTATGAGCGTAACACTAATTGCAACGTCAATATCACATCCACTCATCCTGCACCTTTGAACTTTCGTTCGATGACTTGGGAAGGAGACTACTCACCAATGCATCATAGACGTGTTTAAGATTGACAAATTAACAGCTAATACTGCTTATCATATTGCCTGTAATTTACGCCCTGAGGACCGTAGGGAGATTGTGGAGGGTCATGGTCATGATCCTTTTCAAGTACTCCCTCTAGCCTCTCTCAGGCATGGCTCAATAGCTTTCTGGGCACCTAACGGTGAGGTAGCAGGTTGTGGTGGTATTGGTACTCAGGGAGACATATGGATGCTTTGTACTCCAGTCATTCATAACTACCCTATATCTTTTGCAAGATCAGCTAAACGTTATTTAGAAGGTCGATCTGAAAAACTGCTGTGGAACATATGTGATAAACGTAATACCGTACATCTAAGATTACTTCAATACTTAGGTTTCAAGTTTTTGCGTGAGTTTACTTATGGTCCGAACAAACTAACCTTTATTGAATTTTGTCGTGTGTGAACCCGTATCTATTATCATGGGTGTCGGACAGGCTGCATCAGCTATTGGTGGATACCAATCGCAAGTAGCCGCTACCGATGCTAGAAACAAACAAATTGCTAATGACTACAACCAACGTAAATCACTTTACCAAAAGAGTGAATTAGATCGCGTCAACGCATATTCTACTAGCCTTGTCGATGTAAGCATTGCACAAGATGAAGCAGCTTTGGCTGCTAGTCAAGCTGGTGGTGAAGTTGACTTACAAGAAATTGAAGCATTAGCCCAAATACTTCAGGCTGAACAAGATGCTCAAGTTAAACGCATGATCGGTACAGGTCAGGCTGCAGAAGGTGGTAGAGCTAGGTCTTATGGTGCCAATCAAGAACGAGCTATTGGTAGACAGGAAGGTAATTTACTTGCTGCACGTGAGGATCTTTCTGTTAAATCCTTTATTGAACGTCGTAAAGCAGTCGAACAAGCTGAAGTTGCACGTATTAAATACTGGCGTCAAGTCAATATGGGTGCTGGTCTTGCTGCTCCTGCTCCTGCAATGCCTGAGTTTGTTAAGGGACCTAATCCTATGGCATTGGTAGGTCAGCTTGCTTTGACTACGGTCGGTGCAATGGCAGGTGCTGGTGTATTTAGTGGTGGTGGTACTGCTGCTTCTAGCGGAACACTTGCTAGTACTCAACAGACAGTTAATACTATCAATTCTACGGCACCACATATTCCTTCTCAAGGATTTTCTGCACTTACTGGAGCTATTGGATGACATACTCTTCACAATTTGCACGAAATACTAACATATATAATCGGGGATTGCAAAGTTCGTTTGAGAGTATTCGTGCTAACTATCGTACAGAACTAGCTAATGCATCCCGTGCTGGTGAGAACCTACAGATCTTTGGTTCTTTGGCACAGTCTGCTGGCAGTCAACTAGCTAAGAGAAAGGATGAATTGACCAAACGAGCAAAGACTCGAATGGCTGTTGCTGCTATGAAACTTATGGCACAGCCTGGTTTTGAAGTCCCTGGTCGTGACAGTACACCTGAAGAACAAGCCGAATACAACCGTCTGTTAGACACAGCTATTCGTGAAACAAACGCTGGGCGATCTATTGAGTTTGGTGAAAAGATCCTTGGTGTCAGCGCTAAGCAACGTCAGTTCTTAGAGCAAGGTATTTTAAATCAACGTCTTACTAACGTTGACTCTATTCTTCGTAATCAAATTAACGAACAACAGTTACCTGTTGCTTCATCTTCTGAAATTGCCCAATCGGTTGCGTTTGTAACCACCAACTTTATCAATGACAATCTGACTGACCTAGATGAAGATGCAGTTCTACAAGCTTCAGCTAAGTTATATCAAGCTAGTGCTAAGCTACGTGGTGAATATCAGTCAGTTGTTGATCTAAATCTTAGTTTTGAACGTGAGCAAAACATTGCTGGTTCTCTAGCTTCAGGGTCTATTTCTTATGATCAGGCAGTTAAAGAGGCTAAGTTCACTGTCGATCCAAAGACTGGTAAGCTTCGTGATAATCGTAAAGTGCATGAGTTTTTGTTTACCACGATGAAGAGTCTTGCAGATAACAATGCCTTACCTGAATCTGCTATTGAATCCTATGCAAGTAGTCGTGTCGGCGGTAACAAAACTAATTTAGAACTGCGTCCTGATAAGGTGTACGCACTTCAAGATGCACGTATCAAAGGACAAATTGCAGACATTGATTTTGTCGAAGATCAAATAGAAGCGTCTGCTATTGACCGTAAGCGTGAGATCATCACTGCTAGTCAAGAGTTACTAAAGGCGGGACGTTACTTCTCACCAGAACAAGAAAAAGAACTACTAACTGACTTTCAAAATAGATTTCCAGGTGAAAGCACAGAGTTTTTTAAGGAGATTATGAATACTGCAGAGATGCAGCAAAACGATCTCATTGCAGCTGTCCAAGAAAAGATCGATACTTATGGCACTATCACTGCTAATGATAGGCATTATTCTGCCCTAACCTCTGATAATCAGTCTAAGTTCAGCGGTAAAGTATATGAGGTTAAGTATGAAGATGAAATTAAGCAAGTTGAGACAGACCTTAGTAACAGCATTAATGAGTTGATGGCTCGTATCACTGATGATGCTGGTTTCTTGGGTGGGCTGTCATATGAAGAGGGCAGAGCAGCTAAACGTGCTCTTGATTTTGCTAAGGAAGAATTACGTAAGCGGTCAATTATTCAAGGACAGGCACCTGCAACTGTGTTTGAAGATGTTATGAACCTTGTAGAGGAAAAAGCTAATCAAGGCGAAGGTGAATTTGGTGTATTCACTAATTTTTCTCGACCTGAAGATACTCGTAAGTTGTCTGCTCAACTATCTAATTTACTTGGATCTTATCCAAACGGTATTCCACAAGATCAGATTCCTAATAACTACGACTTAAAAACTTATTTAGATAGATTTGGTAAAGGTATGGAAATTGATCATCATCCTGTTGTAAATAGTATTTATAACTTGTCTGACGGGCAGTACACTAAATATCAGATTGCAGATAAACTGCACGAGGCTTACTACGGTAAACCTATGAAGGCACCTGATGTAGAGTCTGAATACAAATCTATTCCTAAGTCAGATCCAACTTGGAGACTGTTGACTCGCAATCCAAATAGTATTTCTAATAGTCAAGTAAGCATTCCTTTGCGAGGTGAATCCTTTCATGCTCGTCAGTATGTAACCCCGTCTCTTGTACCGCAGATTAATGAAGAGAAAGCTGCGTTAGAAGATGCTGCTCAAGAACTAGGTGTTGATCCTCTATCTTTGGCTGCAATGATTGGATTTGAAACAGCTGGTACTTATAACGCATCTATTCGTAATCAATTTGGTTACGAAGGCATTATTCAGTTTGGTGAAGAGGAACGTAAAACCTACGGATATACTCCTGGCATGAGTTTTGCTGATCAAGTTCGTGGACCTATGGTTCGTTATTTGAAAGATCGGTTCAAGAAAGTCGGTGTTAGTACACAAGGCGCATCTCTAGAGGATCTTTACACTGCTGTTTTGACTGGAAACCCTAAGGGTAATAAAGATCTTGCTGATCGTAATAACACTACTGTTCGTACAGCAATGGATAGAATGCAAGCACATATTGAAGCTGCAAAACAACGCTACGGCTTTTAATCTAAATGGAACAATTTACTAACTCTACGGAGGACGAAAAATTTGAAGGCTATCCGCGTGCTAACGAACTGCTTCAACAAGTTGAAGATGAGCAGGTAGCCGAACATTATGTTGGTGTAGGTGCTCGTACGGAAAAACCTGCTGCACCTACTGAAGTACCTGAAACTGTTGAAGTACCTACGGAGATTACTCCACAGATGCTTGAACAGTATCTAGATAACGTGCCACGTGACAGTCAGTCTCTTGACTCTATGACACGTGCTTTTCTTAACTGGAGAGACAAAGATCCTGAGGAATTTGGTGTCAAAGAAAACCTTACAGAGACTGCAGTAGCAGCTGGTGGTGGTGTTAAATCTGCCATTGAGTCGATTCTAACTGTTGGTAAGCGTTATGCAGGTATGATTATGCAAGGTAATGATTACCAACCAGAGTTCGACCCTCGTAAGGTAGATGGCAACCACCCTATTGCTAAGACTAAATGGGGACCATTTGTTGAAGATGTTGCTCACTTTGGTACGCTTGCAGGCGGAGTTATGGCTACTGGTGGTGTACCTACTACTGCACTAGGAACTGCAGTTGTTGGTGGTACTACTGTAGCAATCTCTAACAAAGGTCAACAGAACAATGCAATTAATACTTTGCAAGAAATTTGGCCTCTTACTAAAGAGATTCCAATCTTTAATTCTTTAGACATCGAGGATACAGATCACCCGCTATTCAAGACAGCTAAGAACGTTCTTTTTGAGATGGGTCTTGGTTATGTGCTTGATAGAGCAGTAATGAATTTGTTCGGCAATAGTGATGAGATTATTAAGTACACCACTGATGTCAACATGAACGTCGCTCAGCAAGTTGATGAGGTCGCTGCTATTGACTTTGCATCTCCTTCTACGTTGAGCTTTGAGTGGCCTGTAATGCGCTCAGACATCCGTGTATTAGATGATCCACAACTAACACCACAGACACCACGTCTGCCTGGTCAGGCGGCTCTACCTGGCTCAACCGCACCTCCTGCGCTACCTGGTAGTCCAGTACGTCCAGCTTTGCCTGAGTTTAGTGGTTATGTAAATAAACCTATTGCTAACCTTGAGCAAGGTAATGCTGTTCCTACTGCTAAACCTTCTAAGGTATTGAAGCAATTGAATCAGATCGATAAGGAAGACATTACGGCTGGGTCTACAGATCCAATCTTTACCCGTGCACAGGTCCGTCGGATGAATGCACAGAATGGTATGTCTACTGCAGACATGAAAGAGATTGCACAAGATCTCCTTTCTGATGAAACATACCAAGCACTTGTCAGTGAAGCAAGAGATTCACGACGTTCTGTAAAAGAAATCCTAGAACCATCTCTTAAGCGTTTCCAAGAAATTATTGGACACGATGCGATGAAGGAAAGTCCTGAGGACTACTTTAAACTTATTCTTGAGGATGCACCTTTCCAGACAGGTGAAGGTCCTGGCACAGTTAACCTAAGTGCATGGTCACCATCGAACGTTGTTGTTACTGACCTTGTTGTCAGTCATCTTTTCAAGCAAGCACAGAACGCTGCTAAGGCAGCTCGTGAAGTCATGTCCTATGGAGATGCGTTTGCTATTGATGGACCGATGACTAACCTAAAAGATAACCTTGTCTTTGCACTTGGTCAAGCACGTCGTTCACGTAAGCTTGCGTCTTATCAACTGCGTAACTTTAGGCAACGTGAAGGTCTAGTTAATTTTAAAGAGATTGACCCTGAGCTAATCGCTAAAGAACTAGACGATACGTTTGCTGAAACTAAAGAAAACATCGAGTTTATGTTCGATGTATTTAAGGAGTTTGACACGGAGAATCCTGCCTTTACAAAGTCTATTTTAGACATGTTTGCTTCTTCTGAAAGCACACGTAACTGGCTTGATTTAGATGCATATATGCGTAAGAAGATTCGTGGTGGTCAATTAAACGGTAAAGCAAACAGTGGTCAACTTGCACGTGAAATGCAGGGTGTATGGATTAACAGTGCATTGAATAGTGTTAAGACTCCACAACGTGCATTTATCGGTACTGCTGAATTTACTTTCTTTAGAACTCTTAGCCGATTCTTTGGTTCTAAGATGAGGGCACTTTTGCGTGGTAGTAAAAAGGATACAGTAAATCAACTCGAAGCTGCAGCTGAAATGGCAGCATTCTTTGAGTCACTTCCTGATGCACTTAATATTGCCAAGATTAAACTAAAGAATAACTTTGCTAAGAACAATTCAAACTACAATAACCGGTTTGATCGTTATAACAAAGATGAGTTTAATTGGGAGTTTGCTGATGAGTATTACAGCAAACGTGGTTCTAATGCTGACAAAGCTTTTTATGGTCTGGCCAAGTTTGGTCGTAACTTAAACCTTAACAGGGTTGCATCTTGGAGTAATCGTGTTCTTGGTCCAATCGATGATGCTTGGACATACGTCATGGCTAAGCAACGTGCGCGTTCATTGGCTATCCGTAATGCAATGAAGGAAGTAGATAACGGCACATTTACTGAGATCACACCAGAAATCATGAAACGTGCTGATGAATTGTACTTCAGTAATCTACTTGATGATGAGGGTAACATCGATATTTTTAAGGATCCATATCTTGCAAAGATTGTCCAAGAAAATACTTTGACTACACCTCTGGATGGAATGCCTAAAGCCTTCCAAGCCTTTATGAATACACACCCGTTGCTTGCACGGATGTTTGCTTTTGCTACGCCATCAATTAATGATCTTGTTCTAAATCTTAAAAACACTCCCTTACTTGGTCTAGCGTTTAATGAGCAACGTGCAATCCTAAATGCTACAGCTAAAAACTTTAAAGAAAAGGTTGGTAAGTACGGAATCAATACTGTAGAAGACCTAGAAGCTGCTAAGGATGATCTATTAGGACGCCAAGCAATTGGTTCTGCTGTACTTGGTTTGTACTCACTTTCGTATATGACCGGTAATAGTAAAGGTTCTGGTAGTATTGATAAGCAGCAAGCAAATGTACAACGTAGTGCTGGTCGTAAGTCTAATACTGTAAGTATTGGTCCTGTCGCCTTGCCTGTATCACTATTGCAAACACATCATCTTATGCTTAAGATTGTGGGTTTGATTGGTGACAATGCACATACTATGGGTGAAGAGTGGACGCAAGGTATGGGAAATAAAATGCTTACTGCTATCGCAAAAGTACTTACAGATAGCTCTATGATGAGTCAAATGCATGATCTTACTAAGGCTCTTAATGCTGAGCCTGGGGCAGGTTATGGACGTCTTATAGGTGGTCAAGCAAATACCCAGATTCCTTTTGGTGGCCTACGTAATGACCTTGGTAATGTACTAAACCCGTACCTCAAAGAAATAGAAGCTGATGCGTTAAGTGCTATTGGTAATCGTAATAAATACATTCCTGGTCTACCTGATAAATTTAACATCCTGAATGGTAAGAGGTTAAATGAAGAACCACCTATTGTTCAGTTCTTCAACGCTATCTCTGCTGTGCCTATTAATATTGGTAGTAATACTAAAGCCTTGGAACTGTTGGAACGTTCTAATTATGACTTACGTCTAAGTACGTACTCTGCACCTGGTCCTGAAAATGTAAACCTACAAAAGCATCCTAAGATCCGATCTGAGTTTGCTAAGGCTATAGGTGATTGGCGTAATGATATAGGTAGTCTAGAAGATAACCTTGACAAAATGGCACGTGAGCCACACATTATCCAATCTATTAAAGATATGGAGAATAAGGTAAATTATTTTACTAAGGCTCAAGGTGCTTTTGGTAACCGTGATGCTGCGATGAATGTAGAGATGAATCCTATGATGTATGCTCATAACCGTCAAATTAAAAAACTGTTTGATACGGCTAGGTCACAGGCTTGGAAAACTCTAGAGAAGCGTCCTGACGTTCAAGAGTTAATCATGAAACAACGTGAGATGCGGATTCTTGAACTAAAAACTAATAAGGAGTCAACAAAAGCAGCTTATCTAGACAAACTACGGAACTTTAACAAACCCTAATTATGACAGCCAAAGTTACCTATACTTATAGTGGATCTCCTCTAAACTTTAACTTTCCATCTTTTGACAAATCTCATGTCCTAGTAAGTGTTAATGATGCTCTTGTTAATAATTACACAGTAAGTAATTACACTACAGGTTTATCTAACAACCGTGTAAGTTCTGGAGGTGGTGGTACTGTTACCTTTTCGCCTGATATTAATGTAGGTGATACTGTTGTCATCTTTAGGGCAACTCCTTCTAATATCTTTGTTAATTTTCAGGATGGAGCAACACTAACTGCTTCCGAACTTAATCTTAATAATACTGCCCAGAGTTTTAGAACTGATGAGTTAGTACTTGAGGCTGGTTCCACACCTGGTCCACAAGGTTTAGCTGGAACAGTCTCTGTCAGCCCGACAACTACAACTGGTAATCCTGGGACTGATGCCTCTGTCACAAATACAGGTACAGATTCAGCTGCAGTTCTTGCGTTTACTATTCCTAGAGGTGATGCTGGTACACCGGCAACTATTACTTCAGCCACCGCTGTAGCTGGTACAACTGCTGGTGTAACTCTTGGTGGTACACCTAGTGCTAGGACCTTTGAGTTCACCCTACCGAAAGGAGATGATGGCACTGGTTTTAATATCCAAGGTACTCTTACTCATACCGGCGCACCAACCTCTACTGAAGCACCATCTCCTTCAGTAGGTGATTTGTACATTGACAGTAATGGTGATGGTTTCTTATATAATCAAAATAATCAATGGCAAAATGTTGGAGCCATCCGCGGACCGGAGGGTCCAAGAGGTGATGGTTTTACAGGTGGGTCTTATGACTCTTCAACAGGTGTAGTTACCTTTACTTCAAATGATAATTTAGGTTTTTCTACTGGAGATCTAAGGGGTCAAGATGGTGTAGGTCTTCCTGGAACTGCTGCAACTATCACTCCTGGTACTGTTACTTTTGGTTCGCCAGCAGCAGTCACTAACTCAGGTACATCATCCGCTGCTGTTTTTAACTTTACCCTTCCACAGTTGTGGACAGAAGATTCCAATAATCCCGTTAATATCTATTATCCTAATAATGTAGCCATTGGAGCTAATTCCACTAATACTAATTATACATTACGCGTAAATGGTACTGCTAATGTAACTGGTACTCTCTCTGCTAATTCTTTTTCTGGTAATGGTGCAAGTTTAACAAACGTTGATGCTGCTACTTTAGGAGGAAGTGATCTCGCTACAGTTTTAAGTAGCTCAAGTGGATCAATTACTGTCGGTACTAGCCCACCTACTAATCCTAGTCCTAGTGAAGGTGATCTTTGGTGGAACCCTACTACATTACGTAATTATGTTTACTATAATGACGGTGATAGTTCACAATGGGTAGACACTAATCCACCTGCTCCTGGTGTTGCTCCAAATATTTCTATCGGTACTGTCACTACAGTAACTGCCGGTAATCCTGCCACGGCCACTGTTTCTGGTACGGCGCCCAACTTTTTCTTAAACCTTGGAATACCTCAAGGTCAACAAGGTCTACAAGGTCTACAAGGTCTACAAGGTAACCCAGGTATTGATGGTGAAGATGGTGAAGACGGCACACTCTCTACAACTAACATCGTTGACCTATCAATTAGTGGAATTTATTACTCGAGCCGGTCAGGTGGTTCTGGTGGTGGAATGGAGGCAACACAGGATTCTGTTTTTTTAAAGTGTCCCAGTAACAAAAGAATTAACTTTAATCATGGTGGATCTATTATTGCGTATTTTGACAGAGGTCAAAATCCACGCTTTAACTTAGGCACCAAGGTTAACTTTATCTTATCTGGAGGTAGTTTTCCTAGTAATTTGCCTATAGGAACCTCTACGCAAAAGCCAAATTTAAGACTGAATACTTCTGGTGAAATGCTTTATACAAGCCACAGTAATTCAAGTCTTCGTTTTAAACATACAGTACAGGATTATGAAATTGAAGACGCTATGCGTTTTTTAGAACATGCTAGACCAATTTCGTATTACTATACTTATGATTATGATGATCGCGAACACCTTGGCTTTATTGCCGAAGAATTAGAACAAGTAGAACCAAGATATGTAGAATATGATGATGATGGCAACCCTGAGTCAGTTGACTACGGAATGATAGTTACTACTTTAACCAAGATATGTCAAATGCAAGAACAACGTATTAAGGCTTTGGAGGACCGTTTGAATGCCTAATTTTCCTAGTAACCCCTCTAATGGGGATACAGCAGTTTTCAACGGTATTACGTATACATATAACAATAATGCGTGGAATGGGACAGTCACTACTACTGGTAGTAGCACTGCTGGAGTTGCTTCGATTGTTGCCGGAAATGGTATTAACGTCTCTGCTACTACAGGAACTGTAACGATTAAGTCCTTGCAAGGTGATGCAAAATTAATCGATACACTCCTACCATCTAATGTAGATCCAGAAGATGACGCTCTTAACTGGTATCAATATTTTGAACATATTGGAAACAATGGTGGCACCTGGATTCTTCCGAACCGTAAATATACAGTTACCGGGTCAACTCCTATTATTTTTAAAATAAAGAGTACAAAGTTGATGGGTGAAACTAGCGGTATTCGCCCTAGTATCAAAATAAACATACCAAGTAGTATCAGTGCTCCTACGTATAACGGTGATACCGCCGTTATTCCTTGTGGCTTTTGGTTTGCAAACAAAACCCGCATTCGTGGTCTTAATATCGAGTGGCAAAATCCTGATGATCATAGAGATCATGCCTTACTTCTATTTCAAAAGGCTGTAGTAGAAGTTAGTGTAACTAATGCCGGAAATATAAAGGTCGAAAGTCAGGCTGATATGGACTCCTCCGTTGATGATTGTGCACTTACTTGTAGGGCTAATTTAAATACTCCTGGCGCTGGCATCATTACTTATCTTGGTAGGAATATGCGTGTAACTGGCTGCACCTTTGCTTCTGGCGGGGGTAGTGGAGATATGAGATGCATCAGCTTGTCATATTCTAAACAAAGTACCCATTCACATAGTTCTACCTCTAATACGGTATTTGATGACAATGATGGACAATCTGCTGCGACAGGAGGCTTTAGAAAAAATATTGTCCGTGACAATACTTTTCATATGACAAAGGATTCTGTTTGTGTTGAACTCTTTGTAGCCTCAGGTACTCCATCAAATAATAATCATATTTATGGGTTGCAGATTACCAATAATCAAAATGATGTAGGCGGTAATCTTTTAAGATGTACGGCCAACTCACGTTCTATCGGTACTGTTATTAGTGGTAACGTTGTTTTCCGAGGTAATGTGCCGGGCATTTTGGTTTTAGATGACGCCAGTGTTATTAGCATGGTAGTCACTGGTAATTTTTTCGGCGGCACAGATACTGAAAGTTCAAGTGTTAGTAACAACCACGGTAATTGGATTCAGGTTGATTCTGGTTCTAATTTTCAGCGTTGTACTATTACTGGTAACACTTTCCGCCGTCCTACTGACGCCTGTATTTACTTTAATACTGGTGTTAATAGAATTACAATTACTGGTAACACCTTTGACAAAGATGACAGAAACAGTGTTCCAGCTATTCGTGTAAATGGTGGCTCAGGCGTTATTGTTGCTAATACAAGCAATTGCGATACATTTTTTTCTAATGTTGGTTCTGGAAACTGGACTCAGACAGCAAACCTGTAAGCCATCATTACTCAACAACTTTTAGTATTTTTTATTATGTCTATTCCTTTTAAATCTAAAACAGTCGAACCACTTGGTATTCCAGGTGCTGCACGTCAACTTGCAGCTGGTTCAACCACTGCTAACACTGCACTAACTGCTGGTGTATTTCGTATCTCTATTCGTGCTGTAGGTGCTGACATCCGCTTTGCTGTGGGTGCTGGTAGCCAGACAGCTAACGCTACTACCAGTCACTTCATCGCTAATGGTGAGCGTCTGGATTTTGCTGTACCTCCAGGTGCAAACATTGCTGTCATTCGTGACAGTAGTACCAATGGAACTCTTGAAGTAACGGAGTTGATCTAATGAGATTGAGTGGAACCAAGGCGAATTCAACTAATCAGTATCGAGGTCTTGGTGAGCAGCTCTATGACCTTGGTGGAGCTAGACCTACTCTTGATCTAAATTTTGCTAATAATGAAAGCCTAGTTGATAGTGTCACAGGTAAGAATCTAGTTACACATACTCGTGCTAGTAGTGCAACGTATGTTGATGGTGATGGGCTGATTAAAACAGCAGTTACTAACTATTTTGAAGATAGTGAAGGTTTTGGAGCTTCTTCATTCTGGAATAAAAATACCTTAAAGGGTACTGTCACTGACAATGCTGCCACTGCACCTGATGGTACAAATACAGCTTCTCTTTTGGTAGAAAATACAATATTAGGTGGTAGATATCTTGCTAATAGCGCATCTTTTATAGCAGGTAAAAATTATACTGTTTCCTGTTGGGTGAAGCAATACACCACTAATCGTCATTTTGGTTTAGTGTTTGTCCAAACTTCTTTTGGTAATAATCAAGTTGCGACTTTTAATCTCACTGGTAATGGTAGTTTTGTTACTAGCGCTGGAACAGGTACTGCAAGCATTGAAGCATATCCAGATGGTTGGTATCGCTGTTCATTAACAGCTACTGCTACAGTTACCAGTCCTAGTGGTGTTCAACTAAGGTTGACTGACAGTACAACCAATTCTACTAGTGGCTACACAGGTGATGGTGTCTCTGGTATTTACATCTGGGGAGCCCAACTAGAAGAATCCAGCACCGTCGGTGAATACGTTAAAACAACTGGTACGATCAACAGTGCTCCACGGTTTGATCATGACCCCGAGACGGGTGAGAGCCTTGGGTTGTTGGTGGAGGAATCGCGTACTAACAGCATCCGCAACAACACGATGCAAGGTGCTGTTGTAGGAACACCTGGTACATTACCTAATAACTGGTCTTTAATTTCAACCGGTCTCACCTCTGAAATTGTAGGACTGGGACAAGAAAAAGGTATTGATTATGTTGATATTCGTCTTCACGGAACATCAACTTCACAATTCGGATCTATAAGGTTTGACCCACTCGTATCTGCTAGTTCAGGACAATCTTGGACAGTTAGTTCTTATTTTAAACTTGTTTCAGGCAGTTTTGACAATATAGTTAAGTCAGGTTTAGCTTTGTATGAGCATGATTCAAATGGAAATTACTTAACTAATACACATATTGACAATAATATAACTGGTACGCTTACACGATTTGAGCATACTAGAGATTCTACCAGTGCCAATACCGGGAATGTAAGACCTGCATTCTTTTTTAACGGACAAAATTCATCTGGCAATGTAGTTGATTTTACTATTCGCATCGGCCTGCCTCAGCTAGAGCAAGGTGCCTTTGACACCTCGGTCATCCCCACCTCCGGCTCCACCGTCACCCG